GGTGGCCTAGCGGCCACCTTCGCAATCGGCACCCTGTTCGCCTTCCTAATCATTAACGTGTTACTAGGTTGCGAGTCATGGGATCAATCATATTGGACTGAATACAATTCGTGCCTAACACCCACGATGATTTGGGATTCAATTGTTAACTAAGATCAACCCCGCTTCGGCGGGGTTTTTTTGTGCCTGCGTTTTGCGCAGGCGATACCAGTTCCTCATGTCGCGCTGAGCCTCGTGTGTGCGTGTTAACACGTAACACACTATGACTACCGGGCTGCACACTGTTAGTGATGACCCTAACACAAGATACCAGTTCCTAGTGTCGCGCTGAGCCTCACGTGTGCACGTCATCACATGATCGCGTATAGCGCAGCGGGCTGGCTTTGTTAGTGTCACACTAACACACGATACCAGTTACTTGTGTCGCGCTGAGCCTTTGTTCGCGCTAATGTTCGTAATGTTCGGCTAATGTTCGTTTTATCTAGTTATCAATCGTACATTTGCGTTTGGTGCCAACCAGTGGCAATTACCGCCATGCGCTAGCATAACCTGCCTATCAGCTTTTTTAGTTTGTTTAGTTTTCTTATTATTTATATATATTGTTCGTTTTAAAGAAAGTTATATACAATAGGTAAAGTTAGTGTGGCACTAACAATGTACGTTTCTGTACGCCCTCGTCGGCCCCCCTCCGAGCGAGTTCTCACTTCCCAAATTAGCGAACATTAGAACATTGTATATAAATCAATGACTTGCTTCCGAACAATATAAGAACTTTACACGAAACAACAGAACACTACACTTCTACACACGTCCTGACATCATTTGACATGTCTCGCTATTTGTGGCATAATGGTTATGTTGGTGGGGGGTTTCAACGGTTCCCCCTCTTGTCCTATGACAGGTAACCCCTCACCAACAACACAAACTAAATGTCACACAGGAGAACGACATGTCACACGAAAGCAATGTTAGTGCCGCACTAACAAATCAACCTGCGGTAACAGCACCATCCATTGGCTCTTCATCTATGTTGGTAGAGTTAAGCATCAGTACATGGACTGGGCGCAAGCTAGACAAGCGTGCATCAAAAGATGTCACCACAACCAACCATGCCGATGCAGGTATCGCAAACGTCCACAAGAAGTTACTGGGCAACTGCGATGAACTCACGGCGGTACAGAAGTTTACCGCTAATGTTCGTAACCTACATTACAGCATGACAATGCCGTGGTCTGATACTGGCCTTCGATTACTACCGACTGCTCAGTATTTCAAATACCACCAAGCTATGACCGAGGTTCAGAACGAGTACAGCCGAATGGTTCAGAAGTTTATCGACACGTACGACTGGGCGATCAGTCAGTCACAGGCACGGCTTGGCAACTTGTTTTCACACGATGACTATCCATCGGCGGAGCACATAGCCAACAAGTTCAACTTTCGCTTCTCATATATACCACTGCCAGATGCAGGTGATTTCAGGGTGGACATTGGCAACGAGGGTAACGAGTTAGTACGTGAGCACTACCAGACCTACTACTCCGAGCAACTGACCAACGCCATGAATGACGTATGGCAACGAGCGTTCAAAGCATTGACCAAGATGTCAGAGCGTCTCGACTATGCCGATCACGAACAGAAGAAAGTGTTTCGTGACACGCTAGTATCCAACGTGGTCGATCTCGTCGAACTACTGGATGTGTGCAACGTAACAGGTGACAGTCAGATGTCAGCGATGCGCATGAAACTGGACGATGCCCTACGTGGTATTACACCAGACGCACTACGCGAGGATGGCTACCTTCGCGCAGAAACTAAACGTGCTGTCGATGATGTCATCAAAGCACTTCCATCAATTGACCTTTAATCAGTTAGTGCCGCACTAACAAATCAACGGAGAAATATTATGAACTCAGCAATTCAAATGTACGCACTTGGCTTAGACCAGATCGCAACAGCAATACTCAACGGTGGTGACAAGCGCACCATCCTTGTCCAAGGGCACATGGGTACAGGTAAGTCATCACTACTTACCACGTTATCACGTGACCTACCCAAGCACACACCGTGCTACTTCGACTGTACCACCAAGGACTTAGGCGACATCACCATACCCAAGATGAACCAACTTGATAACGCCGATTACGTTTCGTACGCGACCAACGAGGAACTGGGCGCACACCACAAGACCCCTATCATTCTCATGATCGACGAGTATGGCAAGGCTAACCCTGCGGTGAAGAACGCACTGTTACGTGTCATGTTGGAGCGCAAGATAGGTGGGTACGAACTGCACCCTGATAGCTTGGTGTTTGCGACGACTAACCTTGGTGCCGAGGGTGTTGGTGATCTACTACCACCACATGCGAGGAACCGGATCACAGTGATCACCGCACGTAAACCCGACAACATGGAGTGGATCGAGTGGGGTATCAACAACGGTGTTGACCACACACTACTTGGTTGGTGTAAGGACAACCCCCATTTGTTCTATGGTTTCGAGGATGTCAAAGACCCCGATGACAATCCCTACATCTACCACCCCAAGCAACAACGTACCGCGTTTGTTACACCGCGCTCACTTGAGGCCGCGTCCGACTGGTTGAAAACACGGGAGCACTTCGATGATCAGACGTTAACAGGTTTACTCATGGGTACCATTGGTGAACGTGGCGCGATGGACTTGATGGCCTTTGTCAAACTGTCCGACCAACTACCGTCACTGCAATCTATCAAGGACGAACCCAAGACAGCCAAGGTACCAGACAGTGCCGCCGCCGTGTGTATGGTTGTTTACCGTAGCCTGTCTACTCTCGGAGCTGACTGGGTTGATTCATGGATGGACTACATGGTGCGCCTCGACAAGGAAGCGCAAGGTATGTTCGCCAATGGTTGTAGTGCCGAGAAGTATGCGCACCGCAAGATCGTGATGACCAACAAGAAGTTTACTCAATGGGCAATGGACAACAACTACATGTTCGCCGCCGACAAGAAGTAAGGAGAAGACTATGTTAGCAATAGGTAAACAACTTACCCCAGAGCAACGACTGTCCAAAGCTGTCGTTGACATCATGGGCAACCCCAAATACGTTGCCCTCGCAGGTGTCCTCATGATCGGTGATCGTTCGGTGGTGGACAACATACCAACGGCATGTACCAACGGACGTGACGAGATGTATGGTCGAGACTTCATTGACTCGCTCAACGATGCAGAACTACGGTTCCTTGTACTGCACGAGGTGTACCACAAGCTGTATAAACATCTCACCACATGGCGACATCTGCACGACCAAGATGCTCAGCTTGCCAACCAAGCGTGTGACTATGTGATCAACGTCAAGATTTCCGATGACAACCGAGATGGTTGGGCAGTCATGCCGCAAGGTGGGTGTCTCGATGTGAAGTACCGTGACTGGGACAGCGCCGCAGTATTCAATGACCTACGTGATAACGGCTCACCACAAGATAGCCAACAGGGGTCAGGTGACACTACTGGTACACAAAACACTGCTGTAGGTGACGATGGTGGTGAAGATGGTACAACAGGTACACAAAACACTGCTGTAGGTGATGCCGGTGACGGTGATGGGTCAGGTGATAACGGCCCACCACAAGGTTTCGACAGCCATGACTGGGATGGTGCCGCCGACCTTACACCAGATGAGAAGCGCGAACTGGCACGTGATGTTGACGAGGCGATACGTCAAGGTGCGTTGATCGCAGGTAAGTTGGGGTCAGGTGGTGATCGTGATCTTGAGGATTTACTTACACCGCAGATAGATTGGCGCGAGGTGTTGCGTGAGTTTATTCAGACCACGTGTGCAGGTAGTGACTACTCGACATGGCAACGACCGAACAGACGTTACGTGTCATCAGGTTACTACATGCCTAGCGGTATCAGCGAGCAGGTGGGTGAACTGGTCATTGCCGTTGACACGTCAGGCTCCATTGGTCAGTTAGAACTTACAGCTTTCATGTCAGAGATACAGGCTATCTGCGACACGGTGCACCCTGATCATATCCGCTTACTCTACTGGGACACACGTGTGTGTCAGGACGAGAAGTACGACATGCACCAGCTAGACGAACTCGTCAAGACTACCAAGCCCAAGGGTGGTGGTGGCACTAATGTTGAGTGCGTTACCGACTACCTCACCGAGCATGGTGTCAAGCCACAAGCCGCCATTGTTCTCACCGATGGGTACCTTGGTGGATCATGGGGTCAATGGTCTTGCCCTGTGCTATGGTGCATCTTAGATAACAAAAGTGCAAAGCCTGATACAGGTAAGCACGTAAACATAACATCAAGGGAGATGTGATATGACCGACCTAAGTAACCGTCCAATGGAGTATGAAGAAGCGTTGAAGATTATGGATGAGACCGTAGCCTTCCGCGTACGCGAGATTGAACAACGTGCCGAGACAGAAGAAACATTCGAGGCACGTATGGCAATGAAACGATTAGCGCAATCAGTACATGATGCGTTCAACAAAATCAGAAACGGCTAAGTTTAAGGAGAACGACAATGGCTAGATATGAATACAAACTTGTTAGTGAGGCACTAACAACAGGCGGTACAGTTACCGACAATACCCACGGTGCTGAATACACTACACCCTTTGCCGAACGCGTGTGTAAAGAACTACGTGTGAAGATGCACCCACGTGATCGTGCAAGCTACTGGATATACCGAGACGATTGCCCATACGTGTTGGGGTGGGTTGCATACGGTGACTACCGAGATGGTGGTGATGGTACGCCCATGTATGTTGTGCAAGCACGTACGATTGTGAATGGTAAGTACGCTGAGTACAGCAATCAATACTTCATGAAGATGTCTACCAACTTTGATGTAGCAGTACGTAATGCTAAGAAGTTTATACGCATGATGTCACCGCAAGAGCTAGCAGGCACACGTATGCGAGACGCATCGAACGCAGTGGATGGTGTGGTTGACGTGGCGAAGAATGAGTTCAGTGAGATACGTAACAAGGTGATCGACGTGGAGTCGAGCCTGTATTCCTCACGCACCAACGAGGGTTCTTCTCTTCTCAACGAGTTACGTCACCTGATGAACACTAACCACGAGTTCATAGATACTATGTTTGGAGAGAACCTAGCTACATTCTTTGCTAAGCAAGAAGAGTTGGTTAGGTTGAAGAACCGCACCGTACCTATGTGGTTTGTCCGAGTGTACGACCGTATGGAGCAACAAGTGTTTGATGTTATCGACATCGACAAAGCTGAGAGTGCATACGGTGCAGAGATCAGTGATGACGTAAAACGGTACACAGCAGACACGTTACCCGAAGACATCATGCAGAAACTTTCTGTGCTCAATATCCTGCAAGCCAATGATTACGTTGATGATGTTGGTTTCTCTGCGGGCGAGGGCATGTTCTATGTCGTACGATAACGACTTACCACATGATGATAACGTATACCGCGTATACGTAAACCCACACACCAACGCTGTCGAAGTGTCATGTATTGGCATGGAAGTTGACAGCATGGTCAGTGGAGAGTACCCTTCAGTGGACAGCCTTGATTTGTGGATGCAAGAAAAGGTTGCCCTACTGATGATGACCCCATTGGACAAGCCAACCAGTGAGGTCGAAGGAGTGGGCAGACGGATTGATGATAATGTTTATTGGATATTCCGTGTGTGATGTTAGTGCGGCACTAACAAGGGGGGTGGTTCGCCACCCCCCGACTTTGATTTTGATACCAGTTCCGCGGCGGAACACATGATAGACGAACGAGGAGAAATCGAAAAAAGATTGTCTCAAGGGTTGTGTCCGTGGTGTATGCAACCGTTGGAAGAAACAAACGAACCCAATACGCGCAAGTGCACACAATGTAGCGGAAGGGTTACGGACGTAAACACAGGAGAACGAGATGGCAATGACACCAGAAGCAAAAGTTAAGAAGAAAGTAGCGGCGCACCTAAAGGTGTTAGGAGCCTACTACTTCTATCCAGTTACTGGGGGCTACGGTAAGAGTGGTGTTCCAGACATCATCGGATGCTACGAGGGTAAGTTCTTTGGCATAGAATGCAAAGCAGGTAAAAACAAACCAACGCCCTTGCAAGAAAAGAACCTATCTGATATAAAGAGTAGCGGTGGCATAAGTCTTGTCATCAACGAAGACAATATAGATGACGTGTTGATCTATGTTGGCGGTCAGAACCGCGACCCACGACAGCTTGAGTTGGATTTTGAAGGCTCACCTGTTTAGACACTGCACAAATTGGAGATCGTTATGGGATACACCGAAGAAGGTATCGGTTATCAGCGTAGAGATACAAGTCTCGCCGCCGCTGAAGATAACGCAGGTAAGAAAGTTACCTTACGCGAACAAGTCTACACACTACTAACCAAATCACCTACCCCAATGAGCACTGAGGAAATCGCGCAACACTTAGAGCGTCCTTACGTTTCAGTTCAGCCACGTCTATCTGAGTTATCAAATGATCGACGTGTGATAGATAGTGGGAAGCGCGGCAAAACCCAATGGGGTAAGGCGTGCATTCTATGGGAGGTGCCACATGGCGAAGCAACGCACTAAAGCTGAATGGATAGCTATAGCAAATCATTGCGTCGAGGCATACCTACTTGCCCCGAAGTATTCACCCATGCGTTTATTCTTCTCATGGGGTGAGAAGTATGCACGGAAGCAAGCCGCGCAATCCCCCGAGTAACCAACCACACCGCAGGACCTTAACCGTACGAGGGTCTTGTGGTTACTTGTTATATCGTACGAGCAATAGGAGAACGACATCATGGCTATTAAATCATCACCCAAAGCCGATAAGGTATGGGCGTATTTAGTTAAGAATAAAACAGCTACCCCTGCACAGGTCGCAAAGGCCACAGGCGTATCGTATGGATATGCTTACAAGTTAATGCAGAAGATCAGCACGCCGAAAGAGGTGTTTGTCGCAGAGGAGGAAGCGAAAAGCACCGGAAAAAAGCCACAAGCCGCCAACCAAAGACAGGTTGGTGGGCAACATTACGTGGGTTTATCCGTCGAGCCTTGGGCGGCAATGGAAGCATGGATGACTAACGAAGAGTTCGTTGGGTTCTTGAAGGGTAATATCATTAAGTATCTTGCCAGAGAAAAGAACGCCAATGACTTAGATAAAGCAGGTCATTACATGCAGAAGTTGTTGGAGGTGCGGTGATGGACTTAATCACTATAGATTTTGAAACATACTACGACAGGGATTTTTCCCTGTCTAAGTTAACAACAGAGGAGTACGTACGTGATCACCAATTTGAGGTGATTGGCGTGGGTATCAAGGTGAACAATGAAGGAACTGAATGGGCAAGCGGAACACGTGAACAACTTAAACAATACTTACACACCTTCAACTGGGCAGAAAGCATGGTTCTCGCTCACAACACTTTGTTTGATGGTGCCATTCTCTCTTGGGTGTTTGATATTCATCCTCGCGTGTATACCGATACTTTGTGTATCGCCCGTGCTTTACACGGGGTGGAAGTTGGCGGCAGTCTCAGGGCGTTATCTGAAAGATATGAGATTGGCGCTAAAGGAACCGAAGTCTTAAATGCTTTAGGTAAACGTCGAGCCGATTTCTCTGAACAGGACTTGTCGTTGTACGGTGACTACTGCATCAATGATGTCGAGTTAACATACAAACTATTCAACATCTTTTTGAAGAAGGGCTTTCCTAAACAAGAACTGATGATGATTGATCTGACGTTGCGAATGTTTACCGAGCCAATGCTTGAGTTGGATATTGGATTGCTTGAACAGCACCTTGAAGACACACGTGAACGTAAGGATCAGTTACTTGAGGACGCAGGTATATCTAGGGAGGACTTGATGTCTAACCCTAAGTTTGCCGCTGTGCTTGAGGGGCTAGGCGTTAAACCGCCTATGAAAATAAGTTTACGTACAGGGAAAGAAACATTCGCGTTCGCTAAGAACGATGAAGAGTTTAAAGCATTGGCTGATCATGAAGATGATCGAGTGCAGTCAGCAGTTGCCGCACGTCTGGGTACGAAAAGTACCCTTGAGGAAACACGTACTCAGAGGTTTATAGACATAAGTAAACGTGGGACTTTGCCGGTTCCAGTAAGATACTACGCCGCGCACACTGGACGGTGGGGTGGTGACGACAAGATCAACATGCAGAACCTACCTAGCCGTGGTCCAAATGGTAAGAAGTTAAAGCGCAGTATCCTCGCACCAGAGGGATACACGTTGATTGACTGCGATAGTTCGCAGATTGAGGCACGTGTACTCGCATGGCTTGCAGGTCAGGACGATCTTACACAGGCGTTCGCTAATAACGAAGACGTATACAAGGTCATGGCTTCTCGTATCTATGGTGTTCCCGAAGATGAGGTAACTAAAGACCAACGGTTTGTAGGTAAGACTACGATCCTTGGCGCAGGTTACGGCATGGGTGCAGTCAGGTTCCAAGAACAGCTAAAGGGCTTTGGATTTGAGATGGAACTGGGTGAAGCACGGCGTGTCATAACAATTTACCGAGATGCCAACTGGAAAATTAATCAGTTATGGCGTAGTTGTCAGGACATGATTAGGCATATGACCAACGGCGATACCATACAGATAGGTAAGTCAGGCGTGCTGAAAGTCTTGGGGTCGGAACGCGGTATCCTGCTTCCTTCCGGTTTGATGTTACGTTATGACGACTTATCAGGTGAGCAAGCTGATCGTGGTGTTGAGTATAGTTACAAGACACGGCGTGGTCGCACCAGAATATATGGTGGGAAAGTGACCGAGAACGTATGTCAGGCGATAGCGCGTTGCATTATTGGTGAGCAAATGTTACAAATCAGTAAGAGATGTCGCGTTGTGCTAACTGTGCATGACTCCATCGTCGTATGCGTAAAGGACGAAGATGTAGCTGAGTCACAGGCATTCGTTGAGAAGTGTATGCGTTGGACACCCGACTGGGCAGAAGGTCTGCCAATCAATTGTGAAAGCGGATTAGGAAAATCTTACGGAGATTGTGAATGAGTGTAGCACCGTGGTCGTTCAGCAAGATTAAGGCGTTTGAACAATGCCCCAAACAGTTTTACCACGAGAAGATACTCAAAGAGTTTCCGTTCGTACAGACCGATGCCATCTTGTATGGTAATGAGTTTCACAAAGCCGCCGAAGATTACATTGGTAGTGATACCCCTCTCCCTAAGAAGTTTGACTACGCGCAAGCAATGCTTGACTCACTCAACGCCAAGCGTGGTGTGAAGTTATGCGAGAAGAAGATGGGTATCACAGAGAACCTTAAACCTTGCGGCTTCTATGATAAAGAGGTTTGGTTCCGAGGTATCGCAGACCTGTTGATCATTGACACGGTGGGCGAAACTGCATGGGTTATTGATTACAAGACTGGTAAGAACGCACGGTATGCAGATAAAGGTCAGCTTGAATTGATGGCCTTGGCAGTATTCTTACACTACCCCGAGGTAAAGAAAGTCAAGGGTGGGCTTGTGTTTGTGGTAAGTAACGATCTTATCAAAGCAAGCTACAACGAGTATGACGAACAAGAGTTATGGGTTAAGTGGCAAGGTAAGTACAATGCTATGAAGACTGCCGCCGATAAGAATGTTTGGAACCCACGCCCGAATGGATTGTGTAGGCGGCACTGTCCTGTAACCGTATGTCCTCACAATGGGAGTAACTAATGCCATACAAAAATAAAGAAGATCGCAAGAAACAAAAGAACAAACCTGTTGATAGTAAAGAATTTAAGGCACGTATGGAACGTCAGCGTGCCCGTCGGAAGATGGATAAGACAGGTAAAGACGCTAACAAGAACGGTAAAGCCGACAAGAGAGAAGGCAAAGACGTAGCGCACAAGAAACCGTTGTCACGTGGGGGGTCTAACAAAGACGGCGTGACAGTACAAAGCCGAAAGCGTAACCGTTCGGCAGGTGGAGCCTTGAGTAAAGGCAAAAAGAAATAAGTTAGTGACACACTAACACCGCGCCGTAAGGCGTTGCGATGGAGAATGACGTGCAGATATTAGATAACAAGGCGCTATTGTTGCGCCTAAAAAACCCCAACAAAGTTACTAAAGTTGTCGAGAAGAGTCGAGAACTATCAGATAATCAAGTGGTGGTGAACTGGGGTGTAGACGAAGCGCACACCCTCAAGAAGTTAAACATAAACGTGCCATCACCCATTGAAGGACAGTACCAGTGGTCTGGTCAGTACAAACCGTACGAACATCAGAAGACCACAGCCGCATTCCTTACGATGAACCGCCGAGCATTTTGCTTTAACGAGCAAGGCACAGGCAAGACTGCATCTGCGATATGGGCATCTGACTTTCTTATGATGCAAGGGAAGGTAAACCGCGTGTTAGTTATCTGCCCGCTGTCGATCATGGATAGCGCATGGCGTAATGACTTGTTTAGTTTTGCCATGCACCGCACGGTTGACGTGGCTTACGGTGCTAAAGAGAAGCGCAGAAAGATTATTAATCAAGGCTCTGATTACGTTGTCATTAACTATGACGGTGTAGAGATCGTTGCCGAAGACATTGCCAATGGAGGGTTCGACTGCATCATTGTGGACGAGGCCACCCACTATAAGAACGCACAGACCAAGCGTTGGAAGACACTCAATAAGCTGTTAACCGATCAGACTTGGCTATGGATGATGACAGGAACACCTGCGGCTCAGTCACCATTGGATGCGTACGGTATCGCTAAGCTAGTTAACCCTGCCGCCGTGCCTAGGTTCTTTGGTTCGTTTCGTGACATGGTGATGTATAAAGTTACCAACTTCAAATGGAAGCCGAAAGAGACAGCTACCGAGACAGTATACAACGCACTGCAACCTGCGATCAGGTTCACAAAAGAAGAGTGCCTTGACCTACCCGACATGGTGTACGTCAAACGAGAGGTTGAACTCACGCGCCAGCAGAAAAAGTATTACAAGGAACTTAAAGATAAACTTGTTTTACAGACAGCAGGTGAGGAAGTAACTGCGCCCAACGCCGCTATCAACATGAGCAAACTCCTACAAATATCTTCTGGTGCGGTATACACCGACAACGGAGAAGCATTGGAGTTTGACATCAAGAACCGATACAAGGTTCTGCGTGAAGCAATAGACGAGAGTAGTAAGAAAGTCCTAGTCTTTGTGCCGTTCAAGCACACCATCGACATACTCACGGATAAACTACTCAAAGATGGGATACCCACTGAAATCATTCGTGGTGACGTATCTGCACCGAAGCGTACTGATATATTTCACCGATTCCAAACCACCCCCAACCCACGTGTACTGGTGATACAACCACAAGCCGCCGCGCATGGTGTGACGTTAACAGCCGCGAACACAGTTGTATGGTGGGGGCCGACCAGTTCATTAGAAACATACGCTCAAGCTAACGCACGTGTTCACAGGTCAGGACAAGATCACAAGTGTACCGTCGTCCAGCTACAAGGATCAGCCGTAGAGAAACGTGTTTACACACTATTAGATAACAGAATCGACGTACACACAAAAATGATTGATCTTTACAAAGAATTGCTTGACTAAGGTACAATACGTTAGTAGAGTAAACCTCCCGACACATTTTGTCGTGCGACTAGGAGAACTAAAAATGAGTGAGGACAAGAAGTTAGCGGAAAAGCTAACACGTGTTTACTTAAAAATCCGAGACAAGAAGGCACAGCTTTCGTCGGACTTTAAGAGACAAGAAGAAGACCTTAACCAGAAACTGGATAAGGTCAAAGCCGCGCTACTCGACTACTGCAAAGAGCAGGGGCTTGAGAGCGTAAAGACTTCAGAGGGACTTTTTTACCGTTCGGTGAAGACTCGCTACTGGACTAGTGACTGGGAAGCTATGCACCAATTTGTTATGGAGCATGAGGTACCTGAGTTTCTGGAAAAGCGGTTGAATCAAACCAACGTAAAAACTTTCCTTGAAGAAAACCCTGAGACTGTCCCTAAAGGACTTAACGTAGACTCTGAATATATAATTTCTGTGAGGAAAAAATGATGACTGGCCCTTTTGTACCAATCGAAGAACTGTCCAAGCACTTCTCTGTATCGGTTTCGACCATACGAGCATGGGTGCGCCAAGGACATATCCCAAAAGCTACCTACATAAAAGTAGGTAACACGTACCGCTTCTCTATTGACGATGTGTCAATTGCCTTGACTAAGAAAGACAACGCCGCAACTGCCGCTGTTGGTGGTGTAGCCGCTGTCTCTAATGTTGAGTTAGTGCAAGGCTACGCCGAGCACGATGCTGAGCCAGACTTAGACGAGGACTTGTGAGGAGAGGCATATGCAGAACGTAGGTGAAGTACGCCGCCGTATCAGTATCAACGGAGGTAAGTTTCGTGAGTATGTTAACGGTCAACAAGACACGGTGCATGAAGGTGCATTGAACGTGGTAATCTTGAACGCCGCTAAAATATCTCGCTCTTACTACGCAGGGGAGTATGATGCTAGTAGCCCGACACGTCCTACGTGTTGGTCAGCAGACACTAGTGCACCTGCACCAGAGGTGAAGCAAGAAGACCGCCAAGCCCACCGTTGTATGGACTGCCCCCAAAATATTAAGGGGTCAGGATCAGGTACGTCACGTGCATGTCGTTTTGCACAACGGTTAGCCGTGGTACTAGAGAACGACTTTACCAAAGTGTACCAACTGCAACTACCTGCAACCTCGTTGTTCGGTAAAGCGAAGGACGGCAAGATGCCGATGCAAGCCTACGCGCAGTACCTAAGTTCTCATAACACCCCTGCTATATCCGTAATTACCGAATGTGTGTTTGATCGGGGTAGCGTAGTACCAAAACTATTCTTCAAGGCGGTGCGCCCCCTTGCGGAAGATGAAGTAAGTCTTGCAGTTTCAAAGGCTGAAAGCCAAGAAGCTAAAGAGGCTATAACAATGTCAATATCAACGCCCTCAAGGGGGTCAATCTTTGCGGAAGTAGACGGATTTGTCTATGACGCAAATGCAAACTAAGGAGACTTTTATGTCTGAGCAATACGTAATCAAAAAAATAACCGCCATGTACCCTAAACTAGATAAGACCTATAGATATGATAACGAGCAACAACGCTCTGTATCCTGTGGGGCAACGGATGATGGTGCTGAGTATTCAGTAAACTTCATTATGGATGACGCAACAGCCAAGGCTTTGTGGTCATACATGAAAACAACTTACGCCGAAGAAAAGAAAAAGAACTGGCCTGAGATTAAAAACCCATTCAAGAAAACAGATGATGGGATGTGGTCACACAAAGCTAATCTGAAAGGTGCATACAACGGCGACAAGACTAAGAAGCCTTCACAGTTTGATGCCAAGACCAATGAACTGCCTGATGATTTTCAATTGACAAGCGGTAGTATTGTGAATGTCGCAGTCAAAGGCATCCCTTACAGCGGCTCAATGGGGGCAGGTTGTTCCCTAAGATTGCAAGCAGTGCAGGTATTGAAACTTGCGGAGCGTAAACAATCGAATCCATTCGGCGCTGAAGATGGGTATAACTCCAAGGAGGATAACCCGTTTACAGCAGAAGTCGAAGAAGAAGTTGTAGCAGAGGTTGTTGAGGAACCGATTGAGGAACCTACCAAAGTTGTAAAGAAGACTGCATCCGCACCGCCTACGGATGACAGTGATTTGAGTTCGATTATTGATGACTGGGATGACGAGGACTAAGCATATAGTCAAAGTAATCGAACTACGCCACGGTGGAAGAAGTTATACCCACCGTGGCGGTTTAGGCAATGGGTGGACCAATGGAAACAAAAACATTTTTATCGAAGGCACTGAGTAGTGGGGGCTACTACTGTGTATTTGCGGCACGATCAAGTGACGAACGCAAAGCACAGAAGTTCTATGACTCAATAGATGCCGTTGTCGATGCCGCCCACAATTATGATAAAGAAGGATACGATGTTTATTACGGACTAGCTACGTTTGATCAAGCAGGTTCACGTAAAGTCGATAACGTAAAGAGGCTAAACTCTTTCTTCCTCGATCTGGATTGTGGTCCGAGCAAAGAATTTTTAAATCAAGAACAGGCTATACAGGCACTACGGCGTTTCTGTAAGCACAACAAACTACCGAAACCAACGATGGTTAATTCGGGGCGTGGCATACACGTGTACTGGTTTTTAGAAGAATCGGTATGCTTGGATGATTGGTTGCCTGTCGCGGAGCGTCTTAAAAGATTGTGTGCACAGCAAAATTTCTACGCTGATCCGGCGGTCACATCAGACGCCGCACGTGTGTTAAGAGTTCCTCACACACATAACTACAAGACCAAGCCCCCGTCAGACGTGGGCTTTTTTGGCTTGACCGCTAAGTTTGAGACCGTCGATTTTGACACATTCTCAGGATTACTCGGTTCCGAGTCGATACCAGTTCCCACAAAAAACATACCTAGGGAACTCAGCGCGACCATGCAGAACCTTATGGGCAATCAGGAAAACCTGTTTAAGGACATACTGATTAAGACCCAACGAGGTGAAGGGTGTGAACAGCTTAAATACATAGTCCGAAACCAAGAGACCATGAGCGAACCATTGTGGAGGGCAGGGCTATCTATTGCGAAGTTCTGCACTGATGGGGATAAAGCCATTCACTTGATGTCGAAGGGGCATCCAGAGTACACGCCAGAAGACACGCAACGTAAGATGGAGCAGATAAAAGGCCCATATACATGCGCACGTTTTGACGAGTACAACCCTGACATCTGTAGAGATTGTCCTCAATGGGGTGCTATCAAGTCTCCCATCGTACTCGGTAAGAAGTTACGTGAAGCTGAGACTGACGATGAAGGTAACTATGTAGCGGAAAGCATCGAAGAAGACGAGCCAACCCATGTTATACCTAAGTACCCACCACCCTATGTGCGTGGGTCAAACGGTGGTGTGTATGTACGTACCACCAATGAAGACGGCGATGTAGACGAGAAGAGAATATACCATAACGACTTATACGTTGTTAAACGAATCAAGGACCCCGAGCTGGGCGAGTCGTTGGTTATGCGTCTGCACCTTCCCCGAGACGGGGTGCAAGAGTTTACACTGCCGATGAGTTCAGTCACGTCAAGCGAAGAGTTCCGAAAGAAACTATCGTCTCAGGGCGTTGCAATTAAGAAGATGGATGAACTGATGTCATACACACTAAGTTGGGTAGATGAATTACAAGCCACCAGTACAGCAGACGAAGCCCACGTCCAGTTTGGTTGGGTAAATGATAAGTTAGATACGTTTATTCTAGGTAATCAGAAAGTCAAACCTGACTGCATAGAATTTAACCCACCTGCTAATCAGACGGTGGGATTTTTTCCACACTTTGAGGCCAAGGGTACATACGAAGCGTGGCGTGAGAACTTGGAACTATGGAACGACGATAGGTTTTTATTACAACAATTTGCCATTGGTATGGGCTTTGGTAGTCCTCTGATGGAATTTTTGAATGAAAACTGTGGGGCAGTAGCGTTCATAAACAACGAGTCTGGTACAGGTAAAACTATGATGATGTACGCCACGGCAGGTATATGGGGCAACCCAAAGAAACTTGTTTTGGATAAAGCCGATAGCGTTGCATTCAAGATGAACCGTGCCGAGGTAATGCACAGTCTACCGACAGGTATTGACGAGGTGACTAACTTAACACCACGCCAGATGTCTGACCTTATCTATCAAGGCACGTCTGGTAAACAGCGAGGGCGTATGACCGCCAGTGCTAACGTGGAACGGCATCAAGGTAGAGAGTGGAACCTGTTAATGCAGTACACCGCAAACGCATCTATCATTGAGACCGTTAGCCGTGGTAAAGCTATGCCGAAAGCAGAAGCACAGCGTATTCTTGAGTGTCGAGTGGATAGGATATTCGACGAGGTAAAGGATAAAGAGATACAAGACACGTTCAAGACTAACGTATTTGAGAACTACGGACACGCAGGTATACCTCACATACAGTGGATTATGAATAACGTCGAAGAGACAAAGCGCATAGTAAAACAGATTCAGAAGCGCGTTGACGAAAAGGCTCAGCTAACCTCAGAGAACCGTTATTGGTCTGATACAATGACTGCCACAATATCAGGGCTACTGATTGCCAAGAAGATTGGGCTTCATGATTTTGATGTTCAGAAAGTCTTTAAGTGGGCAACTACTGACCTTGTTTCACAAAACAAACGAGGACTAAACGAGATGACTGGTTCAGTAACTGACATCATGGGCGACTTCTTTGCCGAAAACATAAGCTATATTATCCAGATAAAAAGCACGGTAGATAACCGTGGGGTACAGGGTAACGGCCTTGACGAACACGTAGTACCAGAACAGATTGCACGAGGCAGATTGGTTGCACGGTATGAGACTGACACGAAACTCTTTTTTGTTAAACCAAAACCTCTTAAAGAGTGGTGTGGTGAGTTGCAGGTTAACTACGCACACTTGGTTAGCGAGATTATGAAGAAATGTGAGGGCAGACGTAAGAAGATACGGCTAACTAAGGGTACGAACCTACAGTTACCTGCCGCTGACACAATAGTTATGAAATTTGATGTAGACCCTGACAATGAAGGTATTGAGAACGTATGACTTAGCGCCTGATGGCGTGACAATAGAAGTTAACTGGGGGAACATGGCTATCGGTTCTTCCATCTTTGTACCCTGCGTAAACACTGACGAAGCAGTAAAGCAGGTAAACGAGATATTCTGTGATAGACACTGGGAGCTGGAACACCGACTACGTATTGAAGGTGGAAATTTAGGGGTACGTTTCTGGCGCACAGTGTGATAAAGTTCGATAGACAGCATTGGTCCACCCCTCACGACTGTCTGTCGTTCTCCCTGACCCCCTCTTCGGAGGGGGTTACTTTTTGTTATTCCACAACTCAAACAACACTTTGATCTTTTCTTTGATCTGTTCAATGTCGCTGTGCATTTTCGCAAGCACAATTACCAGAGTCACGAATGCCGCCGCGATAGGCCAAACTACCCCTATGGCATCCATTACTTCCATGTTCAGTTCGCGCTTTCAGAATTTCTATTTTCGTATAGTGCTTCTACAGTGCCGATACGTATAGTCAGTTCGTGCACCCTGTCCTGCATTTCACGTAGTTCTACTACGTCACGTTCTAATCCTTCTATTAACATGTCCTGACGCGCATCCGCAGGGAGCGAACCAAGCTGTCCTCTAGGCCATAAAATCCTAAACTCGGAATTAGATTTGATTTCAACATTCGTCATATCAATGTTGTGTTCAAGTGTCGTGAGACGTGCTTCGATAGAGAAGTACGCCATAGTAGCGATAGCCGTGAAAGCAATCATACCCAATATATTCTTGAGTGGGATTGTCAGGTTTGTGTTTTCAGATAGTTCTGTCATGCTACCTCACAGGCGGCATGAAGCCGTTCCTTACACCGTAAAGATGATCCTCTGCGGCTCTACGCATCGCTGGAGACAATGATACACCGTTATACATCTCTTCAGAACTTTTCATGTGTTGCTTTAGTGATCGAGCAATAGAATCTGAAGTCACTTCAAAGCTAGGATGCTCACTATTAAACTTCTGTAGTTCACCTTCTAGCCGTCCAATTTCAGCCCAATCACCTTGCCGTGCGGCAATGTAATACTTTTTAGTGAGGTCAGACCTTTGTCTCGCAAGAGAACGATCTATACGTTTTACTCTTTGATTCTCTTCTTGGATACGTATGTATTCTGCGGGGGCGAATCCTAGGAACTGTGTAAACAACTCACCACCTGTCATATCGTCGTATATGGCATCAGCACGGCGTGAGTAAATTCCACCGTCTTGTTGGTATCGGCCTAAAGACTTATACGCATTGGAGAAACCGACAGGTAAAAGATTTTCAACTCCCCTCTGCATCTCTCCATTGTATATATCTACAATGCCTCGTCCCGTACGTTTTGCCACACTAAGTGCAGGTCCACCGATGTAGTAACCAATAAACTCTTCGGCAGACGGATCAGGGTTGTACCTGTTCTCCTGAAGAAGCAGACCTGTTAGACGCACACGTGATGCTACGTCAGCACCTATCCCAAGTTCATCTAGTATTTGGTTAAATGGGCCTTTGTACCAACCTTCACCAAGGTATGCGCGAACAACTTCGTTAGTGTCGTCTTCGTCATCGTCAAACAAGAGGAAGTCTGCCGCTAATTGTGCGGCACCATATAACGGTATCCCATGTACCCCTGCAAAAAACAGAGACGACAAGTGTATACCCACAAGTTGTTTCGCGGCGATCTTCCTAACTTCTGGATCAGTTTGTAGTGACAGTGCCTCACGCGCAGTCTTAAACATTGTGTAGTACATACGCAGACCGTAAGTCTTATACATAGCGGCGACACGTCCGATATTTTCCTGTGCGACACGTGGCGCAGTTTCAAGCGTAGAACCACCGTTGTATTCTTGCGTGTCGTAGAGCGCTTCTTCTGCCGCTAGGTTCTGCCGCTCAGCCATAGGCATCTTGGGGTTGTCAGTCGAAATACGTTCCAACGCCATATTGTACGCCGCAACCATCGTAACCTGCCTGTTAAATCGTTCTGACTGGTTAAACAGCATGGCGGATAAACCTGTGCCGTAGTCAATACCCGCAGATAATTTGCGTGCTAACGTGTCAGTTTTTCGTGCCTTACCGCCCTCTTGTAGTCCGAGAGCGTCAAAAATAAATGATCGGTTGAGGTGTCCACGTTCCGACGCCATACGCACCAGTGGAGCCATACGCTCTAACTCTTTTAGACGCTCCGCAGGTATGTCTTTATCTTTTTTGACAACAAAGTCACCATTATCGGTGATGTCATAGTAGGAATCCAATCCGTGTGCGACTGATATTTTTTGTGTTGCCGCTACTGTTTTACCACGTATTCCAGTGGCGTCTTTAATTTCTTCAGCATTAACTCTTGCGCCTGTCACAAACGATGTAGCGTGCATGATTTCGTTGTAGGCTTTCTTATACCCATACCGTGCTCCAAGCATGGGGTAGGTAAACATCGGGGTCTGTGCTGTCTGCACCATAGCAGAAGCTACGTTAAAGCCGATTGTGCCGACAAACGCGAGTTGGTTAAACGTACGAACATACCGCTCGACACCTTTCATCTTCGCGCCGTACTTGGCAAAGTTCATACGTACTTTAATTTCTTCGCTTAGTGTATTGAAACGAAAATCATCAGCGGGAACTTCTAATTCGTTAAGACGTACCTCCATGCTTTGGATAAGCGCGTTGTACTTTAACTTCTCTACCTGCCTACCTAAATCAAAGCCCTTACTCTTCATAGCATAGACCGCATCTTGCATATATCCGGGCGTACCCTTACGTCTTTGCAGGGACTTAGCGAACGATGACTCCGGGAGCGCATCAATGAATAGACGCATGATTTCAGATTGTACTGTGTCATCAACCTTGTTCGCGCTCAATGAATCAAGCACTTGTTTTACAAACGAGGACGATGGTGCGTTGTTAAAGTCAGCGGAACTGAAGTCCCCATCCATACCTTTCACAGTATTGGAAATAACATCGGGGTCTTTCTTTAACTCAGCTAAAACTCGGTTGCGTTGCCGTTTACTGTCAAACATCTGAAACACATACTTATCGTTCTCTGATTTGACTGCACTGTCTTTGTATTGGAACTCTAACTTGTAACGTCCTTCACGCAACAGTGGGAAGTAAACATCTAACGTATTACCGTCAAACAACTTAGCAAATACTTCTTTCTTCAATTCTGCTGCTGCATCAGGGTTATCACGTAGTGCTTCGTCAATACGCCCGTTAATCGCATCTTTAAGTTTTCCGTACAGATCACGGTACATATCACGCATAGTACGGTAGGCTTTCTGCCCATCAGTACCTAGTGCATCCCAGTCCTTACGTTGCGCATCCCAAACCTTTTCTAAGCTGTTACCACTTTCATCGGTCTTGCCTTTGTATGTGCTACGTGGTTTGGTTGGGTCTACCTGATATATAGTAGCCCCGTACTCTTGGCTGTATATTAAGTCATTAAGGTTCTTTTGCTTTTCTTTAGTACCGCCGCTAGCGACCCACTTGTCTACAACTTTTACTTGATCACGTACAAAGTCGTCAGCACGTGCCATCGAACCACGCTGGCGCTCCATCAACTCGTGAAACTCTGCCGCAAGTTTACCTAACTTAGCATCTGCTCGTTTAGCTATATCGCTAAGAGCCTGTGAGTCCATCAGTTTCGGTAAAATAAACGCTGTCTTCTCGCCCACGACGGTAAACATGTCAGCTATACCGTCAGCCCACTCGCCACGGAACACGTTAGTTAAAGGTTTATGCAACTCTTTCTGCGTGTCATCTATTCCCTTCATCTCTTCTTTGACACCTTTCGCCGTCGATTCCATCGCAAGTTCGTTTGCGTTACGGAACTTAGGAGCAGGTGCAAGAATGCCGTCCACAAGCCTGTCAGCTACTGTCTGCGCTGATTCAATCTTTTTAGGTTGCATACCAACAAGTTTACGTAAGAAGTTTCCTACGCTGTTGAAGAAGCGTTGTAGCGCGTTGACCTCTTCACCCTTCGGATTGATCTGAGCTAGCTTAGCTTGGAACTCAGGGTTCGACATCGCTTCGGACACGAACTCATCTACGTCTTTGGCACCATACGCAGTATCAAGATATGGTTTAACATCCTCAAATAACTTCGTGAGCTGGCGCGTCATAGGGTGGTTCTTGTTCGATAACGTAGCAGACGCCGCCGCGTGGGTCATCTCATGCAACAGCACGTGAGGGTTCATACCGATTTCGGAGTCGAGCTTGATTGTGTTGGTCTTAGGATCAAACGATCCTGCATCCTGCAAATCTTTAACGACTTCTATCTTGGTCTCGCCAACGGCCTTGGCTAATTTGTTAGCCATCTGCGCTATACGCTTATCTGCCGTTGTCGCCGCGAGGGTTGATAGAGCTTCCTTTAAGTTGCCAGCACGTAATAGTCCACGTACACCGGGGTGTAACGGCACGTCGAGTCCCATAACAGAACCACGTGCTAGCTTCTTCTCGAACATGTTAGCTAGTTCGTCGAGGTTGGCACGTAAGTCTTGACGCATGTCAGCTTCGATCTGCGCTTGTTCTGCCATCTCTTTAGCGGCTAGTTTAGCCTCACGTTGACGGAACATCTCAACATAGTCAGTGCTTTCGATACGTTGCATCTCTCGTATTTCTTTGGCTAGCGTCTCGTCGATCCACGTGTTTGTCTCTGCGGATAGATTAGTTTTAGCCCAATCAAGTACCTGTTGTGCAGGCTTGTTGCCCATACCTTGGAAGAAATCGACTTCGCTTTGACGCATGTCAGGAGTCTTACGGAATTGCGCGGTGCCGTTCGCCACATCAAAGATAGCCATGTATAGGCCGTCAGTAGGGCGAGGAACCTTACCTAAATACGTTATCACAGCATTACCCAACTTATCACGCGCAGCCGCGCCGTTAGTCAGTAGTGTGAGTATCTTCAGTTGATCGTCAGGTGTGGTTCTTTCCTTACCTGCAATTTCGTTAAACTCTTGGCTAGTCTGCTGTGCAAACTGTTTGACTGGTTCAGGCTGTTGCTCAAACCGCTCAGTAAGTTGTTTACCTGCTTTACCTTTAGGAGCCAGCGCCGGAGTTGTCTTCTTTGTTTCCAGTACAGGCATGACTTTGCGCGTCGTAGAGGTTGTCTTCTTCTTCGCTGAATCTTTTGTGGTAACTTGTTTTGGTGTAGTAGTCTTCTCAGGCTGCGCAGCGGACGCGTCAGATACCAGTTCCTTCTTTGCCACCACCCTACGTACGGGTTTCTTAGCCGCAGCTTTTTTCTTGGTCTTACGCTTTGGCTTTTCTTTTTCTGGTGGCGTGACTGATTCTGGCAGGTCTAGTGTAAGTTGCTGTGCTCCTTTTCCTCGTACAGGGTCACTAACGCCGCTCCTAGCACTTGCCACTCCTCTTCCTCTAGGTGGTTGAGGCACTTCGGCACTCGGTTGTGCGGTAGTATCGGGACGTGCGGTTCCCACAGGCGATCCAGAAATTGGAACGCTACCTCTACTTGGTGTTGGCTGAGTTGTCCTAGTCGTTGCATCGAGTCCTCCTTTCGCAGGCGCTGTGCGTTTACGTGATTGTGGTTGAAACAACTCAAGCTGTGCTTCTGGCACGCCTTCAAGGTTCCTAGCCACATTTAGTCGAGTCTGTTCAGGTACTTTTTTATTGTTAGCAAACGCAACAAACTGCTCACGAACCACAGGATCGTTGAGGTCTTTACCTTCAGTGCGCTTACGGATCGGCGCTTTAGGTGCAATACCAAGCCCATCCATAAACTCTTTTGTTATTGTGTTTGGAGCAGGTGGTGTCTCCTTTACAGGTGGTGTCTTCTTACGGCCCATACCGGGGAACGACATCTGTGACGGGATAACAGATTTATCTGTACGCTCTGGAATCCGCGCTTCCATACCCTCAAGTTGTGTAGCTTCTGGTGGAGGTGTAACTTCGGGGGTCTCAGGCGCTTTCGGTTTTTCCGCTCGCTGTACGTTAACTGCACTGCGAATAGTCTTTGTTTCGTCCTTGGTAGCTTTGGTCTTCTTAACCCCTGCGGCTTTAAGGCGCTTCTCAAAGTTCTTGGACAGCGTGTTGTAGTTACGTGTAGGTGTCTCTTCAATAGTCTGCTGGAGAATACTGTAGCGTTTATCTTCACTTGTTTTCTTGCGATCACCTTCTCGACGACGCTCCAGCGATTCTAACTGGGATTCTCCACGTATAGCATCTAGTTCTGTCTCTGCTACTGCATC